ATAACCTAGAGACGTCTCGATAGTATTCAGATCATCTACGTCTAAGGTAATCTTGTTGCCAGGATTCGTCAGAGTGCCTTTCACTGGACCAAAGTAGCGGCCGCGTTTATCACGAAGCTCGATATAGTGTTGGTCAGCTTCATTGACGAGCGTTCGATCTAAAGTTAGAACCTGGGTGCCAGAATTGTATGAAACGATCTCACCAGATATACCCCACTTGTTAGGCAGGAAAGATTGTACTTTGATAACCGATCCGAAAGAAAGGATCCTGCCATCATGTTCAGTATCTAGTCGTACTTTGATACGCCGAAGTTGAGACTGTTTATACCAGAACTGCAACTCTCGATGTAGTTGCTCGGGGTTCGTAATACCATCTAACTGCAGTTGTGCAGGAGCAACAGCTACAAACGTAGGTGAATTATTCGGAGGATACTGCAATTGAGCTGGCTGCCAAGTATTCTCATTAAGAAACTGACCCTGAACGGAATCTGTATTATCCTCGTCGTTAATCTGATAGTCTACCTCAAGCGAACCGCGAACAATCTGCTGGTCACTCATCAACATCTGGGGAACGGGTTTCCACTCATCCCTAACAACAGACAGCACATCCCCTAGCCAACGAGCTTTAGCTCTGTTAGACGACGTGATCTTATCGAAAGCCTCTGTGAATGTTAAAGCAGAGTCAAAGCGGAAGTTAAAACTATCTCCTCGAGTATCTGCCGCAGTAGCCTGATCAACGATAGCTTGGAAATCAATCTTATTAACAGGCCATTGAGCTCCATATACTTCGTTGGTTGCACAGTCATAGAGTGCCCAGAAAGCATTCTTCGTAGCTTGTTCTACGAAAGATGAACCGTTCCAAACAGGTAAGATCCGCGTCTGAATAACGCTAAACTGTTTAGAAGAAGACCCAGATAGTTGGGCTGTTGCGAGGATCTGAATACCAAGCACGGAACTATTAGGGTAGACGTTGGACCCTACAAGGTACGATCTTAAATCTTGCCATAAGGTAACATCTACATTATGAGTAGTATCGGGAGCAGGACCAGGATTTCTCCATACTCTTGCTTGATAACGTCCTCGTGGTAGCCCAAGAGTATCGAGATTCACAACTTGAGATAGTCTTTGCGGCTGATTAGTATTCCAAGTAACTACATGATCAACTACTCGAAATATCCCTCCAATTGGCGTTCCAGCATTGTCGATCTGCTGAATATCTGCGAATAGATGCACAGAGATTGCAAACTTAGTACCGTCGTTACCATCAGTACCTTGCAGACCGCCTGGGAATACAAAGTCGAATACAAACTGGTATGCAGAGGTTCCTGATTGGTTAGCTACGAAGAAACCTGCAAAATCCGTAGTTGCAAGCTCAATACCATCTACTTCTGTGCTGGTTGTCACATTTGCTGGGAAAAGAGTAAACGGAACCCCTGGATCGCAGTGCTGCAGTACTACTCCAGTGAAAGACGAATTCAAGCCTGTAACACTGTCCCATAAGACAGTATCATCGATTAGGATCTGTTCAAGTAAGTATTTACCTTGCCCTAGGGAAAGCAGAATATTGAGATAAGCATTATTACCTTGATAGTCAGACCATGGCATCGAAGCATATGGAGGAGTTTGCTTAAGCTTTCCATATTGCACAGGTATCGTCTGAAAAGGAGCAGCTACGTTTCCAGTCCCCGTAAGAGAGTACAACTGCGAAACAGGCGCATCGTCATTTGTTGCAGGCTTGGGCAACAAGAAAGATGAGATTAGGAATCCGCCAGCAAGAGTAATGCCTGCTACAGTCGCATAATACCCAAAGGTTCCTGTAGTAAATAATGTGCCAGCAGCCCAAGGAGCAAAGGCTGACAAAGCCACTACTGCTATCAAGGCTCCGATAGAAGCAGCTTTACCAGAGCCTCCTCCACTTTTATATGGACGCGAAAAGAACGTCACACTATCGCGGGCCGAAATAGTAGTTGTCTCCCACTGCTTGCGCAGGATCGGGGAGCCGTTCATTACGCATATAGTCGGGAGGTTAAATCTCCAGTCTGCCCTTGCAAGGAAAGAAGACACAGATTCGCCTTCGAGAATCTCAAGATGAGCCTTCTCATATCCCGGCATTACTAAATGTCGAACTACCTGTGTCATCTCGGCCCGTAAAACTTTAACCTTTGCCAACCATTAGCGCGAAGATCCATGGTGGTCTGGAACATTACTCCTCCAGGATCGTCACAATGTAAGACTGCTTTCTCTGGCATTAACCAAACGCCACAATGTGCAGGTTGAGAACTCCTAGCTAATAAGACCATTGCACCATCTTCAGCGTTGATAAGCCCGTTAGATGGCTGCAAACATTCTATCCAGTTCTCAAGCTCAGGATGATTAGCAAACTGTTCAATCATCCATCTCCAATTAGCTATAGCAGGCACTTCTATCTGAGGAGCTGTGCGTCCAAACATGTGATACTGAACATATACAGCCAAATGCCAACAATCAAAATTGAGAGGTCCTCGCGCATTCTTCTCGTATGGACGCCCAATCATAGTCTCGAGGAAATTAGCCCTCGCATCAATTTTGCAGGAGACCTGGGAACTCGTCATATGTGAAGACCTTATTTGGGAATTTCAGGTTAGAAAGGTTCTTCAACTGCGCAGTACCTTCTAGTCTAGCTTGTTTCAGAGTTACCTTCTTAACCACAAACTGTATAGGGCCGTAGCAAGGCTCAGTAAGATCGTCAGAGCGATATTGACGATATATACAGATTAAGTCTGCTCTAACACTGACTACGTTCTCAAGATATGGAGATATCTCATCTCCTACACCATCAACTGCTAGTTGACAAGAAGGTGCTTGACCTTCTGCGAACTCTGGCAGATCGTCGCTAAATGCGATAGGACTAAAGACTACAGCTTGTCCGCCATTAAGAGGCGCGCCTGCCTCTAAGGTGAAAGTCTGAGGGTCTGGAGTGCCGTTCACTGCTCTTATGCTAAACGGGCCAGTATCATCGTCGACAAACTCAGGATGGATCAGTTCAATCGTGTGGAATGTCACAACCCCAGTAGGATTAGACGCTTCAGCCTCTTCCCAAGCAGCTGTCCAAGGTTCAGTAGTCATGGGTATATCCACAGAACGAAAGTAACCTGAACATATAGCGGAGGCATAGGAGTTGGTTGATATGGCTTCGAGAACTGCACAGTCTCTAGAACCATAGCAGCACCATCCCAAACGCGCATCTGAAAGCGAGCAGTCCCAAGCCCTAGGGTAGTCTTCACGTAGGCTTTAAACGTTGCATATTGAGCATTCGTGAATAGGATATCGAACTGCCTTTGTATACGTTCATCTCCAGGTTGCCTACGTAGCCGAATATTACCTCCATCCATATCCGTTGATGTGGGAGTAATATACGGCTCAGGTTCCGACCAACTATCTACAATTGGAACGTCAGGAATACCTAGAGTAGAGTAAGCTGGTATCCCTACTGGGGGAGGAGGTCCTCCGGTTCCTACGAATAAGAGTAGTGTCATCGTGAAAGACCCTTAGCCCTATTAAGACCGTATTGCTTCTCCATAGAGCGGGATATCGGACCTCCGCTTGCAATATCTTCGTTGATTAACCCACGAGCCATATCACGCATATGAATATCAAGACGCATCCCACCATTCTTACCAGCCGACTTAGAGACTGTAGCTTTTGCGCTAGGACTTTCATGGATATGAAATTCAACTCCTCCGCCTCCGCCGCCTTGCATATTCACAGGAATACGACGACCGTCGGGCAAAGGAACGAATGCTTCTCTTGAAGAACCTTCACCAAACATTGCAAGCTGCGGAGAATTTGCAATACCTCCTCCAGCATACTTTCGAAGCCGCATAGGCCCTCGTGAAGTCATGATACCACCGCTAGCGAATCCAGGTCCGTAGAAGGCTCCTCCGGCGTTAGATGCTAGAGTCGAAGCTGAAGATGCTGCTGCGCCAGCCCCAGAGCCTCCACCTTTGAAGATGCTACCAAGAATACCTCCAATACCTGCGCTACCTCCAAGGACCTGATCATTTGTGCCGAATAAGAAGTTCTTAAGCGGAGCAATAGCTGCTAGTTTAAGCATTGTGTTAATCAGGTCCTTGACAATAGACTTGACAGTATCTTGGAAGGCAACGAGTTTATCCTTATTCTCGACAAGAGCATCGGTGAAGTTGCTTACACCAGTTGTAAGACCCTTTCCAAATAGATCTCCAAGCGTCGTAAAGGCTGAGACCTGGTTCTTAATGATGTTTTCGCC